CTATAAACTTTTATAGCGGCGATAGATTTTGTTTTAATCTAACAGTAAAGACAGATGATTTAAGAAGTATTATAGACGCTAATAATTTTAAATCAGTTCCGGGAGGAGATAGTAATACATCTTGGGGATACTTAATACCCATTGCAAAACTAATTAACTTTGATAATTATAAGGAGAAGATAAATGAAAACTGAAGACATACTTAAAAGTGCATCTAAATTAGTCTCTGGTGACAGAGCAAAAGCTTATGGAGATAAGAAAATACTCCATGATAAAATTGCTACCATGTGGTCTGCATATACTGATTATAATATTAGTGCAGAACAAGTAGCAATAATGATGGCTATTTTAAAGATAGCTAGAACAACAACAGGTAGTAGCAGTCCTGATAGTTATACAGATGGTGCTGCCTACATTGCAATCGCAGGAGAACTACATGACAAAAGCTGAAAATGAAAAACCTCAACAAAAGAACTATGTGATAAGTGAAGAGCAGAGAAATACTCTACTGCAATACTTAGCAAATAGACCTTTTATTGAGGTTCAAAAACTTATAAATTTATTAGCAGGATTAACGGAAATCAATGACAACATCTCCCCAAACTTTATCAAAAAGTAAAGAGACATTTGTTTTATATAGTTGTAAAATATCTTACTCCCGACTAGACGGAAACTTTTATTGGGATGAAGAAACTATTAATACAAAAGAATTAATAGAAGATTTTAAAAAGAAGTATGGGATTAATGAGCCATATTCACATGATAAGAAACTCTTAATACCCTTACCTCATATATTGAAAGCAGTAATAACTCATTTAAAGAATGAGTATAATCACTCTTACAATACAACACAACAACTATTAAATAAACTAACTAGCTAATTCTTTCATTCGGGAAGATAAATCTCCTGCCCTATTCGGGGTTTGCCTTGCCCACTTCGAATCGAGCATCTCGGATGCGGCCACCCCATACGAATGATTTCGTAAAGCAAGAATCATGTTCTTAAATTTACTAACACCTGTAGCTCCCATTTGGAAAATCATTTCACATAATATTCCCTGAGCCTTTAGAGGTATATCTAAATTATTATCAGCACATAATCTTTCCATACTACCCCATGCTTTATTAAAGTCTTGTTCAAATATCTCATCCCAACCTTCTTTAGTTGTAGGTACAGATTCACCATCCATGATACGGTGACCATAGCCCCCTGTTAAAAATCCTTCTGTGCAGAGATAGGGGTCTAGTCTATAACCTTCATGCTCCTTAATTCTTTCCATCAGTTCTTTTTTAATTACATCTGTCATAGTTTACTCCTATTTTTTCTTACTAATCATACCCTTGATACCAGGTGCTGCTCTAACCCCTAGAGATACAGAACAGGCCAAATATAAAAGATGACGATAATATTCAGGTAAAGTTGCGAGTACCTCAAAACCTTCTTTTATATGTGGTCGTAAAGGTCCGATAAATACACAAATTGCAGGAACCATCAGGGCTAGTAAAACAAACTCGTCTTTCCACGACCCTTTCATTTGGTCTACGGCTGATGCCTCCCATGCGACCTTACCTGCGATTTGCTGCTCCTTCAAAGCCTTAGTTGCTTTTATCTCAGTAAGCTTTAAATCTGCCTTTGCCTTCTTCGTCTCAACGAAACCTTTTACTGTGTCCCCTACTATATTAGCAATGGGGCCTATTAACATATTGAACATAGTTCCTCCTATCTGTTATTTCTTAAATTTAATACTTCTGGTGATTCTAAAATATCTGCAGGAGATATTCCGTCTATCCTACCACCAAATATCATTGCTTTTTTTTGCATTTCCATAATTATTTTTGCAGATTTTTTATCATAGGTATTCATAGTTATTTCACCTGTTCTTAATTTTTCTGCTAATTTAGCTATCTTAGCCTCTAACTTTTTCATCTCTTTGGTAAACTCTAAGGACTTTGCTGCTGTTAAAGTACCTACTGTTCTATTAGAAACTTTAAATCCAAATGCACTAAGTATAGCCATCCACTCTGCTTCATCCTCTCTGTAAGGAGATATGTTAGAGTCTAGTGTTGCTCTATCTATTCTTTTTGTAGAGTAAGAACCTGGTATAAATGGAAAGTTAGGTATTAATTTTACCCCTACATTTTTTAAACTTTCTCCTATTGTATCAGGTGGTACATAGGTTCTTCTAAATAAATCTACCCCCAGTAGACTAAAAAAAACATCTCCTGCTACACCGCCACTTACTTGTAAAGGTGCAGGAATCATAGGCACTGTTCCTCTTAAATCTAATATATCTCCACCAGGAAAAAATCTTTGTATGTTTATATATTTAGATTGACCATCTTCAGATTTAAATGGTAATTTAATTTCTTTTTGTGGCATAAAAGGCATACCTAGTATATTACCAGAAGAGTATTCAGGTAGCATTTGTCTTTCTCTTTCAGCATCACCACCTCCCATTTCAGCACCTAGTTTATTTAAACCATATCCTAGTGCTGCATATTTAGCAAACTTCCAAGGTCTAACAACTGCAGTCTCTGCAAGTAAAGGTATTATTCTATAACTAAATGCTAAGAATGGAGTAACTGAATGTCTAAGAGCATTTATAATAGGTGCATCTATATCGTAATCTATAAATTGTTTTCTAGCAAATAATGCAGCATCACTAGCACTATCTCCCATTTTAAGTCTATGTTGAAATGCATTTAGTCTAAATATATGGTCTTCTAATCTATACCAATTTTGTAATGTGCCTGTAACTTTATTTTTTCTAACAGCCTCATATACTCTTCCTGCAATATCAACTGCATTAGTCCACTCTGTTTTACTAGCATCGTATTTGTATGCATTTTTGATAGCTGCAAAGTCAAATGTTTTTAGTTCTCTTGCTATAAAGTCTGCATCAAATACTCCAAACTTTTGTGCTAGGTATACTGTTTCTGATTTGTAAGGGTCTTTACTATTATGTTTCGCTAACATTTTAAAGGAGTCTATTAAACCTCCCTCACCTTTAGTCCCTACGAATAAAGGAACATCTGCAAAATCTGAAAAGAATATATTACCAAATACGTTATTGACATGCACAGTAGGATTCCAAGCTGTTTTAGAAACTTTCCATAATCCATTTATCTTTCTATACTTTCTGAACAGTGCATTATTCCCCATTTCTCTGTATTTTTGTGCAGTTAATAAGTTTCTATATACTTCTTCTAGTACATACTTACCTGATAAACTTCCATATTTTTTTACTTTTGTATCTTTAATACCTGTTTCTGGCATTTTGTAGTAGCCTTTTTTATTCATGGCTTCTTCAGATAATCCTGCGAATTTATTGTCTAGTTTATATGTACCATCTGTACCTTTTACATATGCACTTAGTGAGGGTGTTTTGTATATATCATCATAAAATTTAAATTGAGATATTGTACTTGCCATATAAGAACCTGTTAGTTCTATACCTGCAGCAGCGTCTTCAATCTCACCTTTTGCTAGTCTTTCTGCTTTAGTATATTCCCATCTAATAACTTTATACTTTACACCGTCTTCTGTTACTTCATCAAAAACTTCCCAACCTCTGTGATTAATTAACTTAGGGTCTCCTATGCCTCCCGGAACCATTATAGGCTGTCCATTTTCATTTACAGCTTTTACGTTTTTATAGTTTTTATTATAGTCATCTTCTGTTACTTTTAATATTTGACCTCTAGGTTTTAAATCATCACCAATTTTAGGTGCTTCTTTATCTTTTGCATATATTCTTCTTAAATAAGAATTGGCGTTTCTTTGAAATGTTTTAACATCCATTAGACCATAATCAACATACATCTGACCATACTTATTTATCACATCTCTAGCTTCTTTTGATAACATCATAATCTTTTTAGAATCTATCTTAGATACTTCTTCGCCCTCTAATATATTATAAAGTATTTTTCTTTCATCCATATTTAGAAGTTTTGCTTTTTGAACTAAGTCATGAAATTGTGAGGCTATTGTCCCTCCTAAACCTTGTGCTTGTATTCTTAGTTTTATAAATTCATTTGGTAAATTGTATTTATCTCTTAATCCTCTACCTAAAAATTCAGTTATTGGCATTGTAAATTTAACATCACTCTCACCTTTTGGACCTACTGGTCTAGTTATTTTTATTTTAGATAGTGCTTTAAATCCACCTAATCCTAACACAGCCCCAGTCATTGCTCTTCCTAATCTAGAACTAAGAGGATTATTTATACTAACTAAAGGTAGTTCATCGTTATAATTAAATCCTAGTAATGCACCACCTGTCACAGATGCCCCTTGACCTGATGCTATTTTTTCAAATGTAGGTCTTCCTATTTTTTCTTGATAAGGTTTTGCTATATATTTATCAAAAAAACCTCTTACAGGCGTTAAGTACATTCCTTTTTTTGGAAAGTTTTTTTGTTTATTTTCTGCAATTTGCCTTTCCATTTTATTTATTTGACCCTGTGTCTTGCCTGTTTTTCTAAGTAAATCTTGTTCTTCAATTGTTTTTAAAACATCTGCTGAAGGGTCTCCTATTTTACTATCATCTCTGTATGTGGCTACCCTATCTTCTTTTTTTGTTTTAAATACTCTTTTATCCCCTTCTTTAATTCCTCCTACAAAGTCTTCACCCTCTACAACTTTAGGTTCAGGAGATAGTTTTGCTTTCTTAATACTCCTATCTTTCATTGCTA